AGCTGACGCTCCAATTGAAGTCAGTACAGATGCTTTCCTTGACGACGATTATGGGTTTGTGACCCCCCTTGTTGCCTTGATGAAGGAGGATCAGCTGCGCTTTCCTGTAACGCTGCGTGAGGATGACTCGGTCACTGTCATGCCAGGAGCGGTTTTCCGGCGGTTCCGACTGCCCGAGAGCCAACACAAGTTCTTCTTTGTTCCTAATTCTTTTGGACTGCCCTATGCAGCTGCCGCCCGGACTGCCGCTTTTGTGCCAAAGCCGACACGCGGTTTTTCAATGCGTGCCAAAGAAGTCGTTCGCGAGATGCTCGGAGGTCTCATTGATGATGATGCCAGTGTTGCGAATGATGAGGAGGCCCTCATGATTATTGCCAACATGCCCAGTTCTCAGGCGCGTCGACGACTGAATGAGTGGATTGACATCCAACGAGGGGATGTAGTGGATCCCCATCCTCGGCAGAACATATTCTCCAAAACGGACGAAACCCTTCCTAACAAGATTGGGTCATATTGTCATTATTTGACTTATGGGGAATATGGGACGCTTGAGTCACTTAACCAAGCAGCCCGGGTGTTGAATAATGTTGGAGGTGTAGCTTTCTGGAACAGCCAACGTCTCTGCAAAGCCATTAAGATGGCGCTTCCAGGCATTGACATCAATGTGGTCACGCAAGAGTGCCCATTGCGGACGCCCAGCCGCCCTGATTATTCGCGAGTTGAATGGGATCATGCAGGGACGACACGCTGTCTAGAATGGACCACAGTTGTTTATGATTCTTTCCTCCTCCGAATTACCAACATGTCTGACGCCGACCAATACGACAAAGCCTTCTGGATGAGTGAAGCTCAACGGAGTTTGAAGGACAACGAAGGCTGGCTGATTGTGGGCGGCGATGACAACTTGACTTGTGTGCGTTATGAAGGTGTTCTCTATTTCTTTATAGGCGACGTGAGTAAGTGTGACCAGAGCCATAGTGAGAGAACTCTTGAGTTGTTCCGTTATGGCATGCATAGCTTATCACCCTGGGTCTTGAAGAATCTATTGGCTGAATACAATTCCGATTGTCAGAATACTGATTTTGTGATCCATAGCAAATCAGAAGCCTTTCTGAAAACAGGCGTCGTTTTCACCACTGGGGCCAATTGTATTTTCTTAATAGGTCAAATCATTGATCTGTTCAACTTCATCCAAGACTCACTGCATCTACTTTCTAGCCCCTTGGGACGTGAGCGTTTGGGAACGAATGCAAAGAAGTTCTTTCTGTCTCTAGGGGTTAATATGAAGTTCACCATCACCGATACCTATGGTGACTTCCACAAGGGTTTCTGGTTGCCGAGTGACGGCACCGGGAACCCTCAATTGACTTGGGTTTGGTTTCCCGCACCCTTCAATTGCATCGTCAAAAGCAACAAGGTGCGCTTGAGTTATCGCGCCAATGAGGATTTCGTTAAGCGAGTGTTGCGTGGAAATTTTGACTGTCAAGCGCGTTGTCCTCATCTTTCGATCACCAAACGAGTTTTGGCTGGACTGTCACGACTCAATATTGGGGACCGAAGGGTTATCCGGCAGCACAATGAGTATGGTGTCTATATTAACCAGTCATTCGAGCCGTTTGAGGAAGCCCCAGGTGTTAGTCCTGATGCCGAGAAGCAATTTCTCATGGATCGTTACCCAGATCACGAGAGTGCAATTGAGAGTTTGGTCGACACTCTCTCTTCACCTAGTTTAATTGTCGACCTCAATGACTGTCAAGCGCA